TCGATATAATTATATCACCGTTTTAGGAGTACCTTTGATTTGAGCCTTCTACGCTTACCGTGTGATAGTCATACTCTATGACTAACTTGTTTAGCCCCAAAGTTCTGGCTGAGGCTAATTCTATTATGTCTCTACTTTCATCTGCTTGATATACTTTTAAATTGTGAAAAAATACATTTTTAGGGATTACAGCACCATTTTCATCCTCTATGTCATTTTCTGCTATCCAAGAGTTTAAAGCCTGCGCTGCAACATCTTCTCGATCAAGACACTCTATTATTACTCTGGTTGTATCAAATAATTTAGAAAGGTTAGGGCTATAAATAAAATATATTAATTGCTCTCTTTTATGTTTATAAAATGGAGTAGGTCTAAACCTCATAAGTCTGTCGAATATAATTACAGTAGTATCAGGATTATTTCTAATAAAAGGAATATCATTATAAATACCTTCTACGCTGTCTGGCACTTGGGCAGGAAAAAATGGTTGAAACGGTTCTGGTCCAGTTGGCATTAATTCAAATTCTTTAAGTTCACTGTTAATAAAGGCATTAACAAAGAGCGGCGGGAATCCAGTTTCTTTTGATACTATTGATACCATAATACTATTCTACACTAATCTTTGCATTAACGATCCACCTAAATCCAGTATCAACACCTTTAGACTTGCCTAACTTAGATCCAGAGTTGATATTTTTTTTGAATACTGTTGGTTTTTTAATATAATCGTATATTCCGCTAGCCCGCAAAAATGATTGTTTAAAGTATCTTAAAATAAATTCATCCATAGTTTTTTCAAAAGATCCTTGAGCCTGAACTCCTCCAGGGTTTCTAACTGTTACAGGGTTTTTAGTAAATACAGTTTGACCACCTTCATTAAAAACAAGAACTGGAGATTTTATTGGTTTAATTACAACTGGAATTCCTTCTTCCATAATTTTAGCCTTATTGTAAAAAGGAATATTTGATTCTTTTTTTACACCTCTTGATTGAGTAAATGTTGAGTTAATGCTTAGCCCCAAATTACTAACAGTATATGTAATGTTAAATAGCCTTGAACTTGGACTACCCGTTTGATACCACTCATATACATGTTTAAGTGCTGCGGGATTTCCCCTTGCAGAAACATCTATATATCTAGCCATTGCATCTATTGTTGCAACTCCTAGGTTTTTTAAAAAAACAGTTTTACCCTTTTGAGCACCATCTAAAAATCCATAAGCATACTGAACAATGTTGTTCATTTGTTTATCAAAACTTTTAGTATTTGTTGTAATTATCATTAGTCTGTTATTGTTTGATTTTCTGTTCTACGTAATAATACCTTAAAATACTCAATTGATCCAAATGGTCCAGTAAAAGGGTCTACAGTTGCTACCTCATAGATTGTTCCACGTCCAGACCTTGAGCCTCCTGTTTCTCTATAAATGAGTTGGTCGTTGGCATTACGGATATTTGTAATTAAAATATTGTTAATTGCATTTTCTGTTTCAGTTGAAGACATTCTAGGATCTGCTTTTACTCTTGCTATTAGTTTGTTTTCATGTTGTAAAAATGCTTCTGGTTTAATTTGTTCAGTACCTGCCCCTCCTATAGAGGTAGCATTGCATATGATTGTTCTATCATAAAACCAGGTTCTACTTGCTTGTCCGTATTGCGTTTGATTTATTACTGGATAGTATATGTCAGCCTTCATTGGATAAAGAAAGTCTGTTGTTGTACAGTCTTCCATTATAATACTCCTGGACGGATGATATTCTCTTTATATTTTTCTAAAATTTTATCTACTAGGATGTTTCCAGTACCATCAATTAAACGTTTATCGTATTCAATTTTAAATTGATCGGTGCTATAGTTTTTAATATATCTCTTATAGTAATCTAATTTTCCACACTTAATGTCATCAATTAACATTAATGTTGCATCTTGGATATCATAAGGAACAACCTTATACCCAGTCTCTAGCAACATAATATAATCTGCTCCTTCTGGAAATGCAACTCCAGGCACGACAGTCTGAGTGTGTCCACTATCTTCTGTATCAAACATACTGATAGAGTCTGAATATCCTAATGGAATGCGTGAGTATCTTCGTTCTGCACGATTGATAGAGTCAGTTGCTTCTAGTGGATCTTTAGTAATTGCTGTTTTATCTTTAGTAATTAAAAAAGTATAGTCTAACAATTCTGGTCCGTCTTCGTTGTCTATATCATAAACCAGTTGTGCATTTTCATATACCTTTAAAATTTTGTGAGTTTTTTTCCAAAGTGGTAGATAGTCATTTCCTTGTCCAACAACCTCTAAGTATGTTCTATCATAATAAAATCCACCAACAGCAGCATCAATAATTGCTCTTGCTAAATTTTCATAACCTGTATAAAGTGCTATGTCAGTTGCTGTACCAGATGTAGCCAAAGATGTTGGATCTACGTATGGTCTCATAATTTCTAAATTATCTTGTACTACAATATCACCACGTACAATGTTTGCTCCAGAAGATCCACCATCTTCATAAATTGTTAAAGCATATGATTTATCATATTTAACAAAATCATCATCTAAAGAGTAGGTTATTTTTTTACTAGCATTAGACTCAATGGTCTCTTCAATTTCTGTTAATTCTGCAACGTTTTCAATAACAATAACATAGTCAGCATTAGCATCTGGAACTGTATAGGTTACAGAAAGTGGATAGGGTGGAAGACGTAATATTTGCATTTTTATTTACCGTAGTATGAGGCTACTTCTTCAGGTGGTGCAATTCTTACCAACCTGTGAGTTAACCATTTTTCGGATGCCTCCTTTGAGACTATGTTGTATCCTACCTTAAGGGCACCTAGGTTATCCATATGTAGGTTTCTTTCTGAGTATAACGCTATTTTGTTTATCATACTTTTTGCTTTATCTGCTTCTTGAACTTGTTCTTCTGTTTTTTCTGGTGGAATCCAACTAGCCAAGATTTCTAAAATTTCAAGTTTAGTGGTTGATTCAAACAACTCTATATTATTTTTTTTTGCATATGCCTTTAATGCCATTACAGTTTTAGTCGATAATTCTTCTATTGTTAAACTCATAATTCTCCTATGCTTATTTGTAATTATACCAGAATAAGAATAAGGCGGGTAGTTTTTACGCTACCCGCCCTAATATTTGATCTTTTAGATCTTAGGAATCAGCGCTATCTGAGTCAACATAAGCGACTGCATCTAGTTCTTCCCATTGGATACCAAAGCGTACAAATACTGTGTACTCAATTGTATCTTTCTTTGGCTTGTATTCACGGTTTACAGTGATGTCTCTCTGGAAACCCCATACACGGTTCTGAGGGAATGTCAAATCGACATAACCTGCAGGGTAGTAAGGAACTTCTAGAACGTCTACACCAAGTACACGGGTTGTGCGTGAGTTGCCAGTTGTCTGTGCACCACCATCAAGGAATGCTTGACGATTTGCTTCAGTACTTCCTGGACGGTTAGCAAATGCTTCTGCAACTGCATCAGCAAGTGTACCGTTGTTACGAACAATACCAGCAAAAGCATCAGTACCTGCGTAGAACTTAAGGTTTGACTTAAGTGCACGATACTTACGAGGCATTGCTAATAGCAAGCCTTGCATTACTGATGTTGAGTAGTTGTTGTCTGAAACTGTTGCAGCATATTCGTGAGCGTCGTTTCCGACTGTTCCACGAGTTTGCTTAACAAAGCCAGGCATGATGGAAAGGAAGGCATCTGCGCCTGATCCTAGACCATTAATAGCAAGGTCTTCAATATCGTTAGCGAATGCATTGGTCATTAAGCGAACTAAATGATCTTCAAGTGCTCCACCTTCAATATTGTCTTCTAGTGCTTCAGTTGATACTTCCCAATCAAGACGAATCTTTTTGGTAGTTAATTCAACCTTTGAGAATGTTGCACCAATGTTTGTGTAATCTGGTGCGCCTTGTGCGGCTGCACGGATAACACGCTCTCCAACGTTGACCTTTTCGATCTCCATTGTATTGGCACGCATTGTAACTCTACGACCATCTTTAGCGAGAACTGTTGCATCCCACACATAGTCGATGAAGCGACGTGCTTGTTCTGGTGCTAGAATACCACCTGCTGCGCCTGTTGGGTTTACTGCGTTTGCTCCAGATGTTGATCCGAATGCTGCAGTTGCAGTGTTACCAAGTTGTGATCCTACAGACGCTGCTGCAGAATCTAAACCAGTAGCACTACCTACGCCACCAGATACGAATGAGCCTTGAGAGTTAATCTCTGCGCCTGCTCCGCCTGATCCTGGGTAGTTTTTTTCTAGGTCTTTATTTTGTTCCGACATTATTTTCACCTCCTAGTGATTTTGTACTTTAGTTAAATAGGTCGGTTGATGTGAGGAAACGACCGCCCCATAGGGATTTCTGAACTTTTGAGGGTTCAAACTGCACGATCTCGCCTAGATCGCCAGACTTGCGGAAAGCGGTGTCTTGTTCTACAAGATCTACTCGCTTACCAAACTCATTAAAAACTCCCTTTACATTTTTTACTTCATCAGATACGGTCTTAACCTCACCTGATACGGTGTCAAGAGACTTACTCAATGCAACAATTTGCTCGTGAAGAGACTTAACGGTTGTTGCTAAATCGCCAAAGGCATTTGTAAGAGAATTTTTGATTTCTGTAACTGCCTCAACAATTACTTCATCAGACTTTGCTACAACAGTTTCAGTTGCAACAACTTCTCCCTCTTCTGTTTTTTCAACAGAAGAATCTGCACTACCATCGCTAGATTTAGCAAGAGCAAGTTCTTCAACTGCTGGTGCCTCCTCAGCAACTGCAACAGTTTCTTCAACTGCTACTGGCTGTGCCTCTGGAGCGACCTTTACTTCTTCAACTGCAGTGTCAACCACTGCTTCTGTTGTTTCAGTCATAGGACTAACCTCCTTTGTAATCTTAATTGTACTAATGCCTTTAGCACTATCAACTAAGAACTTTAGTGTTTCTGTATTATTTTTGTCTCCCTTTTCAATAAAGCCAATGTTTTGCATTGCCTTTCCTGATGTAGGGCTTGTTTCGTTTTCAGACTCTGATACCATAACAATTCCAGTTTCTGAATCCCAAAACACATTTTCAATTTCTGCCTTTGAAAGATATCCACCAACAACATTTTTACCATCTACTTTTTCAATAGATACAATGTTTGCAAATTGGTTTGCAGGATTATCAACCAACGACAACTCAAATAAATCATATTCTTTAATTACACGTATAGTTTTGCTTAGTTCTTCGTTGTATGCATCGTCCCAATTTTTAATGTTACCGCCAATAGAAAAACCTTTGTATGTTCCGTCTAAAACTTTTTCCCATGCATCTTGTGCACCTTTTGAAACATATGCTGAAACATATACTCCACTATAAAACTTCTTAACTGATGGATCAAAATAACGATCTTCTTTAAATGATACAATTTTTCCAACTGCGGATGGTTGGTGCATCTCACGCAAGTTTCCTCTAAAATTTTTGAATGCTTCAACGCTTGACTCTGTTGTTACGATGTCGCCTTGCTTATCAATATTATCTAAAGTAGCAAAACCAGAAACCATACGACGCTCTACGTCTACCTTACCAATAGGCATTGATAAGCGAACGCTGTCGCCAGTAGTTTCCCAATAAGCCTTATTTATTAACATATCGTTATCCATTATACCAAATATTATTACACTTATCTCAGTTATTGAGATGAGCGACCTTCACCCTGTGCATTACGACCAGAAATGGTTGTAGTAGAGTCAGAATTGTTATTTGTTCGTTCTGCATCTCTTTGACGATTCCCTGCTAAATTAGCCCTTGTGTCAGTTGCCTGTCTTGCAGACATAACAAATGGCTCATCTCCATCGGCTCTTTGTGGAAGATCTAACTTTTCACGAGCCTCGTTTGGAGTCATAACCTGTGTTTTTACATAGCGCTCAATAATTTGAGATTGAGCAATCTCATCTGTAAGGGTTAGTTCGTTAAACTTAAGTTCAAGAATATCTGTCTTTTCACGAACAATCTTATTAACAACCTTTTCAAGATGCTTTTGTGCTGGACGAGATACCTGCTCTTTAAAGGTACGATCCTGTGATAAGGCTGCTGCAATTCCAGAATCTGCCCCACCAAGTTTAGAAATTGGAACTTGATGTGCAATTAGAATATCATCACGATTTTGCTTGCGATACTCTTTAAATGACCCCTCTTGTATACCATTCTCAATTGGCTCCATTTTAAACTCAACCTTGTTACTTTCGGTATCTCCAGGAAGTGGGATATAAAGAGTTCTATGTGATTGAGATTTAAGCCCAGTTTGTAAAAATCTAAACATCTTATCTTCACCATCAGATGATAGTTTTGCACCCTTTAAGGTTACAATATATCTTGGCACTGCCTTATTTTCAAAGTAGTCAATGTTGTATTGTGAGGCTAATTGATCACCAATAAGTGATGGCATAGCGGCAACAATGTCTGGAATACCATAAAATGTATTTAATGGTGAGTATTCTTTATAGTGAATAATCTCATTTGGACGTGCATCATTAGTCATTGGGTTTGGATTTTTAGCACCAAAGTTTCTAAAATAAACTACTGAGTTGCCAATAATCTGAACAAAGCCATCATGTAAACGACGAACACGAACAGTGGTTGCAGGTATATGACCAACGTAGCCAATTTCACCAGTTACAGTTCTACCAATTTCAATAAACCCATTACCAGTTGCCTGAACATCTGTATAAAATTTTTCCATAGTCTTAGTAAATGAATCATCATCGTTAAGGTTTTCTAGCCAATCCTTTAACTCAAGTTTCATTCTTTCAATTCTGTTACGAGCACGATCAACTGCTGCCTGATCTTCATTCATTTCAAACCTAAGCATTGTTCTATCTGCAATATCAAAACGGTATCCAAGACCAACTACGTTTTCTACCTTAGCATCAATAGCAGCATGATTAGCAAATGATGTGTCATAGAAGTTGGCTAACTCATACATGTTATATGGAGGAGTAATTACGTCAAATAGTCCGTAACCATTTCTATATACCGTGCCAGGATTAATAGCCTTTGATCCTGCATCTACTCCAGATGGTGTAGAGTTAGCAGAATCTAAATATTCATTTGTTGCATAGGTCATTGCCTTTGTAACATTCCTTGCAGTTTTTCTACGGAAATTTTGTTGCAAACCTGTAAAATCTTTTAATGCATCCCAAGTTTTATTAAATGGATCTTGTTGTGAAAATGGATTGCCATCTTTTTCTTGTGTGTTTAATCCAACTCTTACGTATTCTTCACTCATTGCTACCATACTTATCATAGGTTTGTCGTGCTGCTACCCAAGCACCATGATCATTCATGGAAGGAATTAAACCATTCTTCATTCTATCTAGTTGTTCAGAATGCTCTTCCTCGCTAATTCTTGTAAGTCCAGGAACAAACACTGCACTTCCTTCACCATCGTCGCCATAATGAATAGCAACTTTTTTTAATTCTGAAATTTTTGTAATATCACCACGTTCTGCTGGTATGTTTAATATGCTGCCAGAGCCATCTGTAAACCATGAACCATCTGACTTTTTGTACACGTAAAGACCCCAATTGTAGTCTTTTTCTATTACTTTGCGTCGGACATTACCAACTTTTTTAAGAATATCGTTATTCATAACCATCAGTATAGCATATTATAGGGCTGAAGCGGTATTTATTGACCAGGTTATATCCTGATATATTTGCATTTTGTCTGAGTCTAAGGTCAAACCATTATCATCATCAAAGATTATTTTATTAGTTCCTAGGTATGTTTTATATACATCTGATGGATTTACTCCGTATAAGTCTGATGATCCTATGATTAATGCTCTATTCCAAGTAAAATTATCGTTATAGTATGCCCAGTTAAAGTTTGTTGCCCCGTCAGTTTTTACTCTAGCCCAAGGTCTTGTAATTGTTTTTTGTATTTGTTGTAGATTGTTTGCTTGATAGTAGGCTACGTTATTAAATAATACTGGACCGTTAATATTAATAGAGCCAAGAAATTCGTCAAAATCTAAGGCTGACTCAAAAGATACTCCAAGAACGCCCCATTCTTTAGAAGTAAGAATTGGTTCTCTAACTACAAGACCATTCCAATAATAAATAACGTTGTCAAGAGTAGTATTATTTGATAAATTTTTTGCAAAAACTCTTGCTCTAAGACCAGTATCGCTGTCTGCTACTAAATAAAACTTTATAGTATCTTCTTTATAAACAATTTCAAATAACTCAGTAGGGACTGCTGGAAACTCATCTTCTGAATATCTTAACCATAATTGAACAGCACTAACCAAATAGTCTGAAGCCAAAGCCTGATTTACTGGAAAAGAAATGCCACGACTCTCTAATGACAAGATGTCTCCACGAACTTGTATTCCTGAGTCTTTAGTTAAATATAAATATGGAGTGCTTCCTTTATAAATTGTAAATGGATTCTTAGACTTGTAATCAAAATAAATACCAGACCGTTTATATGGAAATAAATCTACACCAAACCTTGTTCCAATTGGATTAAAAGAGTTATCGTTAAAAGCCTGAGATGCAAATTCTAAATTACGTAATAATACTGGTCTATTAAGAATTCCACGAACATTAAACTCTAAGTGATAAACTACTGCTAAATCGTTAAAGTCAATTGTTTTTGTTGGATATATTAAGGCATTATTAATAACTTCAAACTTTGTTGTCTCCCAATTTGGATATTCATTTATATCAATAATTGAATCACGAAGAACTGGCTGAGTAGTAGTAAAGTTACTATCAATAAGGTTTGCCCCATCTTCAATGTATTGAAATGTTACATAACATTTTATAACAGAATTACTAGTATCATATCTATATGTTTTTACAGCCTGTTGTTCAGCGTCTTCGTAGTTATTCCAACCAGTAAGCAACTGGTTATCAAAATCATAATATGTTCTTTGAACTGGTTGAAAATATGCTTGGTAAACATCTTGATAATTCCAAGATGAAGTAACCTCATCTTCTATTAAAGTTGTTGGTGAGGGAGAGCCTACATTAAACTGTAAAAAATCTAAATCATAAAATTGATTACCAGCATCATTTGTGACGTATTGTCCAAAGTAAGATAGTGGTAAATAATCTTGCCAAGATCCAGAAACGCCTATATCTAAGAAATAAGTTCCATACGATTCTAAGGGTAATAAAGTATAACTTGCAAGGTGTTCAAATAGACCAATTGCATTTTCTTCTTCTGTTACCCCGCTTATAGATAAATCATCAAATGTTGCTATTCCATCAGCATTAAAATAGTCAGATATTAACAAAGTATTTTTGGTTGTACAAAACCCTATAGAATATATTCTTCCTAAAAATGTCCCGCCTAAAGATCCATCTCCTCCAACATAAACCTTTAATGAGTTTCTATTTCCAAAAAATGCAGCAATATTTCCTCCATATGTATCGACTAAAGAATCAATCTTAACACCAACAGAAAATAGTTGATGACTTTCAATTGCTTCAGAAGTGTATATCTCTTCTTCTGTATTGTTATAGTTTAAAACATAAGAGACAGTATCATCAACCTGTTTAATTAAAAAATAGTTATTATTTACATTATTGTATATTTTAAAAAGAACTTGCTCAGAGTCTAAATTGTGATTGCTAAAAACTCCATAAAATGAATCTACTTGGCTATTTAAAAGATTAAAACTGTTAAAATTAAAGTAGCAGGTCTTGGTATTCCAAGAGTTGTTTGGTCTAAATGTAACAAACTTATAATCATTTACTGGACCAGATGCTAGGTCTTGTATTGTTTGATTATTAGTATATAAATTTTCAATTGTTTTATCATCTAAATAAATTGTTGGTAGTTGATACTCTGGGGTTCTTAAAACTTTTGTTGTTGTAGATAGATTATCAAAAGATCCTTGTTGCCACTCAGCAAAATCTGGATAAGTGTAGTTTGCTGTATAGTCTGCAAACGGGTAGTCAATAAAAGCAGAAACTCCACCATATGCAGAATTAATTCCTTCTGGAGAAATAACACCCTGACCATAAACCCATCTACGCTTAGCAACATTTAGTGGAACTTGGTATGAGTATATTGCTACACAGTCAATATCTATTGGAGTTATGTCTGTGTATGAATAAAATCCAAGCCAGTCTTGACTCTTGTTAGACTGATCATATTCTTCTGGAAGATCTAAGTTATCTGTTTCTATAATTAATGACGCTACCTCTTCACCATTTAAAATTAAAGTTGCAGCATTTCTAATTAATCTAATTTGAATAAGCATTGGCCTAAACCATTCACCAACAAAGTGAGATGAAAAATTGTTACCAATTACTAAAGTTAAAAATCCATTATCAACATATAGTCCATCATTAGACGCTATGGGACCAAAGATTTTTCTTGAAACACTTGAGTCCGAATTTATTCTTGTCCAAAACTCTACAGTATATTCTTTATGTTGACCAACTTTGTTTAAAAATCCTTTTCCTGGAATAATTAAAGATGGTTCGTCATTTGGGTTTGGGTTGAGGGTAGTTACATTTGAAGCACCATAGACTAATGGAATGCTTGTATTTTTTGCAAGAAGTTTATTATCGGAAACAACGTAGTATGCTAAATCACCAGATATTCCATATGCTGGGGACGCTACAACTTTTTCTGATTCTAAAGCAATGTTTGCTGGCATAGCAATTGGCGTAAGACCAAGTGATTGAACATTAAACTCTTCTGACCATTGACCAACGGTAATTCCATTAACGTAGTATAAATAATCAGATGATGTAGATCCGCCAGCATAAGATGTTATTTTTATTACTGCTCTAAGGTTTGTGTTTTCGCTTTCGATTTCAGATGTTTGAGAAATAAATATCCAAGAGTCTGTGTTGCCCGTTTCAATCTCATAAGTTTTTAATTTTTGAACTATAGATGAAGTTGTTGTATCTGTATATTCAAATCCAATAGCAACAGACTTTACATATTCACTATCAATATAAACATGACTGCCAATGCAAAAAGTGCCA